GTGGCTGGAGTTATCGGCGTGGTTACAAGCGCGGTAATGGCTTGTAAAGCAACGACAAAAGTGGGTGAAATTCTGGACAAGACAAAAGAAGATGTCAAAACAATTCATAAATGTGAAGCAGACGAATCCGTGAAGGAGCGGTATTCCAGCGAGGATGCCCAAAAAGATTTGGCGATTGTTTATGTTCAGACCGGTATGAAATTTGCCAAACTGTATGGGCCTTCCGTCATACTCGGTGCATTGTCAATCACCAGTATTTTGGCATCTAATAACATTCTTCGTAAGAGAAATGTAGCTCTAAGTGCGGCTTATGCAGCTATTGATAAAGGATTTAAAGAGTATCGCAGCCGTGTGATCGAACGATTTGGCGAAGAGGTTGACCGTGAACTGAAATATAATCTCAAAGCCAAAAAGTTTGATGAAACGGTTATTGATGAAGAGACTGGAAAAGAGAAGAAAGTTAAGAAGAATGGTTTTGTGGTAAGTCCGGGGGATATCAGCGGTTATGCCAGATTCTTTGAAAAGTACACGCAGGATGAGGATGGAAATTCCATTCTTAATCCTCATTGGGAAAGCAACAATGAATATAATCTGATGTTCATCAAAGCCCAAGAGCGTTATGCAAACGACTTGTTGAAAGCAAAGAAGCGCGTATTTCTGAATGAAGTCTATGAGATGCTTGGACTTCCGAGAACAAAAGCCGGCCAGATTGTTGGTTGGGTTTATAATCCGGAAAATTCTAAAGGAGATAATTACATTGATTTCGGTCTGTATTCTGATAATCTGAGTTATTCGGATTATGTCAATGGATTCGACCAGGCAATCCTTTTGGATTTTAATGTGGATGGGAACATCTGGGATTTGATGTGAGAGATAAATTTATAACTATCCCTAGGAGTTATTACGATTCTTGGGGATAGTTTTTATTTGGGAGGAATTTATGCGCAAGTTAATCAAAGTAATAGCGGTTCCGATCTTGTGTGGTATCGTGATAGCATCTTCGTTCTTTGTATCTGAATTTCACTCAGAAGGGGAAGACGTTGTAGCAATACCTAGGGCCAGCGTTGTCGAAAAGACAGAACTGGTTATTACAGTTTTGCAAGAGGAATCCATTCCAATTGCCACTGAGGAAATGGAGGGATCAGAAGAAGTTATACCGAAAATGTCGAGAGAAGATGTAGAGTTAATCGCCCTAGTTACTATGGCAGAAGCCGAAGGTGAATGTGAAGAAGGAAAACGCCTTGTTATCGATACTATATTGAATCGGGTAGATTCCGAACATTTTCCCGATACGGTATATGAAGTGGTTTATCAACCGAATCAATTTTCATCTATGTGGAATGGTCGAGTGGACAGGTGCGAAGTCCGAGCGGATATTTGTGACCTTGTCTATGAGGAACTGGAGTCAAGGAGCAATTACGACGTTGTGTTCTTTACGGCAGGAGAATACAGTGCGTATGGCGTTCCGATGTTCCAAGTTGAAAATCATTATTTTTCAAGGTATGAGTGAAGAAAGGAGAATCATCATGCGTAATCTTTTAGCATTTGTGTCTTATACACTGGCGGCAATGTCCGGTATCTGCTTTGTTGGTGGAATCGCAATTCTATCAACGGGAAGGGAGCATTGATATGGACGGTCTGGAGAATGTGATATCGGTACTGGACTATGTTCTGGATACTAAGAGAAAAAGACATATTATGGGAGGCATTCTGTTGAGTGTCTCCTTTCTTTTTGGCGGTTTGGCAATAACCGTAATGACAATTAAAAACGAGGAGGAAGAGGATGAGCAGTAAAGGATTGACTTTCCTTGCTTTTATTGCTGGAGCGGGGATTGGTTCTGTATGTACATGGCAACTGCTGAAACGGAAATATGAGCTGATCGCTCAGGAAGAAATCGACTCCGTAAAAGCAGCTTATGCCGAAAGAGAAAGCGTAGAGAAAGCGGGAAAGAGTTTTGTGAAGGGTTTTCGTGATGGCCTTAAAGTAGCGGAAGATAGAACTCCGAAGGATGTAGACGACATGGATTTCAAAAAGTACGCGTCTATCATTCAGAAAGAGGGCTATACGGATTATTCCAAAACGGTTGAGGAAAAGAAAGGAGAGGCGTTTGTGGAAAAACCTTATGTCATCTCGCCAGAGGAATTTGGCGAATTTGAAGAGTATGAAAAAATCAGCCTCACTTACTATGCAGACGAAGTTCTGGCTGACGAGAATGATGAAGAGGTAGACGATGTGGAGGAAATTGTCGGTAAGGGCTCTCTGAATCATTTCGGGGAATATGAAGACGACTCTGTGTTTGTCCGAAATGACCGGTTAAAGTGCGATTATGAAATCCTGCTTGACCAGAGAAACTATTCCGATGTTGTAAAAACGATGCCACATCGAATGGAGGAGTAATGACAAAGAACGAGCTTAATGATGCATATTTTAACTGGATGTATCAGCTTGTATTTGATGGGAGATATTCAAAGAGATTATCGTATCAAAAGCTTTTAAGAGAGCTGCATCGAATCGAATTTACTTACAGTATTCCGATGGATGGAAATCGGGCGGAAGATGGAGTGGATTTAAGGTATCGGTTTGGTTATGAAAACGGATACAGCAGCTCTATGGTTTCCACCTATTTGGATAATCGGACTTGCAGTGTGCTGGAAATGATGATCGCGCTTGCGATTCGGTGTGAAGAACATATTATGGATGATCCAGACATTGGAAACCGAACTGGACAGTGGTTTTGGAATATGATTGTCAATCTTGGGCTGGGTTCTATGAATGATTCCAAGTTTGACAGAGATTATGTCGAGGACATTGTCCAGAAGTTTCTGGATCGGAAATATAGCCGTAATGGTGACGGAGGACTGTTTACCGTAAATCGCAGCCGATACGATTTGAGATCTGTTGAAATCTGGTATCAGATGTGCTGGTACTTGGACGAAAATACTTAGAAGTAGAGATTGCCATGGGTCACAGTGAAGTAATGAAGTGGTTTGAGAGTTATTTTCCCGATTTTTCAGGAGAGCGGATTGATATGTGGTTTCCAAATGGAAGGAACAGTATCCGTATCCGCCAGAAAAATGGCCAAGAATTTATATTCACTTATCACGGTCAGAAAGATTGGAAATTTGAAACGATTACTAGCTTTCTGAATGGAATGAAGGGAGAAAAAAAGTAAAATGTGCGAGGTTATGAATTATATTTTTGGAAGTCTTAGCAGCTCGGAAACAGCGATCCGGTCTATCCGGAAATCCATGAATAAACAGGCACGTTATAATCGGAAATTAAGTACGCTTGTTCTTATCGTAACGGTTAATCTGGTTCTCCTGGAACTGGATCGAGTAGAGCAGAAAAAGAGAATCGAGAAATTGGAATCAACAATAGAGGAAATAAAGTGCGATAAAGGAGAGTAAAAAATGAGATGATCGACTTTTTGATGATTTCTACACGTAGTACAAAGCGTGGTGTAATTGAAATCTATCCGAAGTTCATTATTAAGAAAAGCTCCGATCTGATGATTCGAGGTGGTGACTTCTACGCTATCTGGATTGAGGAACGAGGTTTATGGTCTACAGATGAACAGGACGCTTTACAACTTATCGACCGTGAACTGGATAGGTACGCAGAAGAAAGCCGCCAGCGCTTTGACTCTGAAATAAAAGTTCTTCACATGTGGGATGCAGAGTCTGGAATGATTGATTCCTGGCACAAATATTGTCAGAAACAAATGCGGGATTCTTTCCACATGCTGGATGACAAATTGATATTCTCCAACACAAAAACCGATAAAAAAGATTACGCCAGTAAAAAGCTGAAATATCCGCTTGAAGCTGGCGATTTGTCTGCTTATGACCAATTGATGTCTACTCTGTACTCTGAGGCTGAGCGACAGAAAATTGAATGGTCTATCGGTTCTGTGGTATGTGGAGAATCGAAAAAACTGCAAAAATTTATGGTTCTGTATGGAGCTGCCGGAACAGGTAAATCCACAGTTCTCAATATTATTCAGCAGCTCTTTGAAGGGTATTATTCGGTCTTTGACGGAAAAGCTCTGGGGTCGTCCAGTAATTCTTTTGCATTGGAGGCATTCAAGAGTAATCCGCTTGTTGCGATCCAGCATGATGGCGATTTGTCAAGAATTGAGGATAATACCAGGTTAAACAGCTTGGTGTCCCATGAGCTGATGACCGTAAATGAGAAGTTCAAATCGACTTACTCCAACCGATTCAAATGTTTTTTGTTCATGGGTACCAACAAGCCGGTAAAGATTACAGATGCAAAATCTGGTTTGATTCGACGACTGATTGACGTATCTCCTTCAGGAAATAAGCTGAGCCCGAAGGAATACAAAGCAATTATGAAACAGATTGAATTCGAACTGGGAGCGATTGCATATCACTGCCGGGAAATCTATCTAAACAATCCCGGTCTGTATGATGACTATATTCCCATTGCAATGCTGGGCGCATCCAATGATTTCTATAACTTCATCATTGATTCCTACCATGTATTCAAACGGGAAAACGGCACGACTTTGAAAGCTGCCTGGGAGATGTATAAGACCTATTGTGATGAAGCCAAAGTAGGCTATCCATTTTCTCAGAGAATTTTTAAGGAAGAACTGAAGAACTATTTCCATGACTACAAAGAGCGATTCAACATGGAGGACGGTTCGAGAGTACGAAGTTATTATATCGGATTCCGGACTGAAAAATTTGAAGAGGAAATGGTTGCTGAAAAGCCGGAAGAGAAGCCTTCATTATTGCAGTTTAATACTGCCAAATCCATTTTCGATCAGGTATGTTCCGATTGTCCATCGCAGTATGCAACAGACGAAGAAACACCTTCCATGAAATGGAACAAGGTAAAAACGAAGCTATCGGATTTGGATACTTCTAAAATCCACTATGTTAAAGTCCCGGAAAACCACATCGTAATTGATTTCGATATTCCAAATAAGGAAGGGAACAAATCCTTCGAACGGAATGTAGAAGAAGCAAGCAAGTGGCCGGCGACTTATGCAGAGCTAAGCAAAAGCGGAAAGGGGGTTCATCTTCATTATATTTATACGGGAGATGTGAAAAAACTGAGTCGTATTTATGACGACCACATCGAAGTGAAAGTGTTCACGGGTAAAAGCTCATTACGAAGAAAACTTACAAAGTGTAATGATTTGCCCATCGCAACGATTAGCTCTGGTTTACCGACGAAAGGAGAAGATAAAATGGTAAATTTTGAAGCGATTAAAAGCGAGAAAGGGCTTAGAACACTAATCAAGAGAAATCTGAATAAAGAAATCCATCCGGGTACTAAGCCCAGTATCGACTTTATCTACAAAATACTGGAGGACGCATATTCCAGCGATTTGAGTTATGACGTGACGGACATGCGGAATGCGGTTTTAGCATTTGCTGCGAATAGTACGCATCAGGCCGAATACTGTATCAAGCTGGTTAATAAGATGCAGTTTAAATCAGCAGACCCTTCCACAGCGGGGAGAAACGAAGAAGCAAAGTTGGTATTTTACGATATTGAGGTATTTCCAAATCTGTTCCTTGTAAACTGGAAAATCGAGGGCGAAGGAAAGCCTGTGGTGCGTATGATTAACCCGACTCCAACGGAGATTGAGGAATTGATGCGATTCCGGTTGGTCGGGTTTAACTGTCGGCGATATGATAATCATATTCTGTATGCAAGACTCATGGGTTATACAAACGAGCAGCTTTATAACCTCTCACAAAAAATTATCAGTGGAAGTCCGAATTGTTTCTTTGGAGAAGCCTACAATGTTTCCTATACGGATGTGTATGACTTTGCATCTGCCGGAAATAAAAAGAGCTTGAAGAAGCTGGAAATTGAGATGGGAATCCATCATCAGGAGCTTGGGCTTCCTTGGGATCAACCGGTTCCAGAAGAAATGTGGACGAAAGTTGCCGAGTATTGTGATAACGATGTAATTGCAACCGAAGCGGCATTCCATTATCTGAAAGCTGATTGGACAGCTCGACAGATTCTGGCGGATTTGGCTGGAATGACAGTGAATGATACGACCAATACGCTTACCCAGAAGATTATATTTGGAAACGAGCGGAAACCACAGGATCAGTTCAATTACCGAAATCTGGCAGAGCCAGTGCATCACCTTGATGAAGAAACCTATTCCTTCTTGGCCGAAGCGTGTCCCGAAATGATGGCGCAAACGCATGGCGATGAAGGAAGTCTCTTACCATATTTTCCTGGATACAAGTATGAGAATGGAAAATCGACATATCGAGGAGAAGAAGTTGGAGAAGGCGGTTATGTCTATGCGGAACCTGGTATGTACGGAAATGTGGCATTGCTGGATATTTCCTCTATGCATCCTCATAGTGCAATTGCAGAAGTTCTGTTCGGTGTGAAATTTACGAGAGCCTTCCGTGACATTGTGGAAGGACGAGTCAGCATCAAACACGAAGCTTGGGACGAAGTCAATCATATGCTGGATGGGAAGTTGACACCATATATCCAGAAGGTCATTGACGGAGAGATGACAGCGAAGGATTTGGCAAATGCTTTGAAGACGGCAATCAACTCGGTATATGGTCTGACTTCTGCTAACTTCGAGAATCCGTTCCGTGATCCGAGAAACAAAGATAATATTGTAGCCAAACGAGGAGCTCTGTTCATGATTAACCTTAAACACGAGGTACAGGAACGGGGCTTTACTGTTGCTCACATTAAGACGGACTCTATCAAGATTCCTGATGCGACACCGGAGATTATCCAGTTTGTTATGGATTACGGAAAGCGATATGGTTACACCTTTGAGCATGAGGCTACATACGACCGGATGTGCCTTGTAAATGACGCCGTCTATATCGCCAAGTATAAAGATGGAAAACAGGCTGGAGAGTGGACTGCTACCGGAACACAATTCCAGGTTCCATATGTATTCAAGAAACTCTTCAGTAAAGAAGAAATAGCCTTTAACGATGTATGCGAGACCAAATCCGTGAGCAGCGCTTTATATTTGGACATGAACGAGAAACTTCCGCAGCTTACAACCGAGGAAGAAAGGGAATTAAGTGCTATTGATAAGGCTTGGCATAGCCCGGCTGGAGGAAAATCTCTTGAAGATGTTGCAGCTAAATATGGATATACATACGAAGAAGCAGGAGAAAGATACAGCGAACTTTGTAAAAAAGATGAGGCGACTCACAATTATATTTTCATTGGACGAGTTGGTCAGTTCTGTCCAATTAAGCCTGGAGCCGGCGGCGGTTTGCTCATGCGGGAAAAAGATGGGAAATATTATGCAGCTACCGGATCAAAGGGCTATCGGTGGTTGGAGTCCGAAATGGTTAAAGAACTCTCCAAAGAGGATTCTATTGATCGTTCCTATTATGACAAGCTTGTAGACGACGCAGTGGAAACCATATCCAAATACGGTGACTTCGAATGGTTCATATCCAACGATCCTTATATTCCAAAACCTAAACTCGAGGACTTTATGAACATTCCAGAAGACGCTGATGAGGAAATACCATTTAATTAAAGAAGAGGAGAAGTATATTATGGCTTACAAAAATGTACCCAATATCATTATTGAAAACGCAAGAATTATTTTTCGAAACTTCCGAGGCGAAGAGTCTAAATACAATCGGGCTGGAAACCGGAACTTCTGTGTCATCATCGAAGATCCGGAACAGGCGGAGAAACTCTCCAATGATGGATGGAATGTAAGAGTGCTGGCTCCGAGAGACGAGGATGAAGAGCCGAGACATTATATTCAGGTGGCAGTCAGCTTCGAGAATATCCCGCCTAAGGTGTATATGATTACCAGAAAGACAAAAACACCGTTGGATGATGAATCCATTTCCACTTTGGACTATGCGGAGATTCGGAATGTTGATTTGACGATTCGACCGTATTCTTGGGAAGTGAATGGTAAGACCGGAACTAAGGCTTATCTGAAGACGATGTATGTCACCATCGAAGAGGATGAGTTTGCTGAAAAGTATGCGGAGGAAGAAGGCCCGGAAGAAGTTCCATTCCACTAACAAGCGACAAATAGGGTGCCTGATATTGCCAGCAAGGTAAATGTCCTAAGGCTAGAGGAAACAGCCCTTTATTTTGCGAAAGGAGAAAAGCTATGGCATTTTGGAATCGGAAAAAGAAGCGAACCACAGCGAAACCGAAGATCAATGCTTCTATTTCCAAGGTCGAAAAACCAAAGAAAATATCAGAGAAGCACGACTTTGTAGTTCATAAAGAGGAACCTCAAGTAAGCTTATCACCGAAGCCGAAAATGAAAAATCTTCCCACTTTCAAACCCGACAGATATGAGAAAGAATTTATGAACATCTTTCGTCAACTTGTTTCAGAAAAAAACAGACCGTGGGATATTTGGAAAGACTTTATTGTTATGTCGGCTTGTTCTATATCAAATTCTGTGGACAAATCTCAATTTGATGAGCGAGAGAAACGATACTTGGATATCATTCGCCATTACAGTAAGTCAAAACAGGAACTTTTTCCACAGTTGTTTGCAAATCTGGTCATGTCTTTAGAAATGAATCCGGAGCAGGATTTTTTAGGAAAGATGTATATGAGCTTAAATCTTGGCTACGATGAGTTGAAACAAATATTTACTCCTTATGACATGTGTCGGCTTATGGCAAAAATCACCATTACGGATGTAACTGAGAAAGTAAGGAAAGATGGCTATATTACCATCAACGATCCATGTTGCGGAGCGGGAGCCAACTTGATTGCTGCTATTCACGAAGCACGAAAGCAACTAGAAAAAGAAAATTATAATTATCAAAACCATTTATTAGTTTCCGGACAAGACATTGAAGAAGTTCCAGCTTTGATGTGCTATATTCAACTTTCTCTTCTAGGAATTGCTGGGTATTTTAAAGTTGGAAATTCTTTGATCAAACCAATGACTATGGCTGATGATTTGAAGAATTACTGGTTTACACCTATATATTTTTCAGATGTGTGGACTATGAGAAGATTATTTCACAGTATATGAAAGTTTATGAGGAGGGATAAGCGTGAATGAACGATTGAAAGCATTAGAAAAAGAGCTGGATAGTCTGTTAAATATGGCTCCCATAGAAGATGACTGCACGAAGAATGAAAACGAGATGTATTCGGATATGGCGAACCTGAAAAACAGCATAACAGCGGTTCTTGAGGAGCAACGGAATGGCCGTTGAATTGTATGACTATCAAATAGCAGCAGTAAAAAAAATGAGAAATGGTTGTATTCTGTGTGGCGGCGTTGGAAGCGGAAAATCAAGAACAGCATTAGCTTATTACTATCTCCAGAATGGCGGAAATCCGGATTGCTTGATGGGGGTTGAGGATTATGTTGCGATGGACGATCCCCCAAAGGACTTATACATCATCACAACAGCCAGAAAGCGGGACACGATGGAATGGGAGGGTGATCTTTCGCCCTTCCTTCTTTCGGTTCACGAGGATGTCAATCTATATTCAAATCAGATTGTCGTGGATTCCTGGAATAATATCAAGAAGTACGAGGATGTAAAGGATGCTTTCTTTATATTTGACGAGCAGAGAGTGATAGGCTCCGGAGCTTGGGTGAAGGCGTTTTTGAAAATCACCAAATCAAATCAGTGGATTCTATTGTCTGCAACTCCGGGAGATACCTGGCAGGATTATATTCCGGTATTCATCGCAAATGGGTTTTACAAAAACCGGACAGAATTCATCCGAGAACATGTGGTTTATAGTCGATTCAGTAAATACCCAAAGATTGACCGATATTTGAATACTGGGAGATTGATTCGACTCAGAAATTGTATTTTGGTGAATATGGATTTCAAGCGTCAGACGGTTTCTCATCACGAAGATATATTTGTTCGATACAGCATAGAGCGATACAAAGATGTTGGACGAACACGATGGGACCCGTATAAGAATGAGCCGATTGCGAATGCCGCCGGTCTTTGCTATGTATGGCGGAAAATCGTGAATACGGACGAGTCACGACAGATCGCCTTGATGGAAATTGTAGAGAAGCATCCCAGAGCCATTATATTTTACAACTTTGATTATGAGCTGGAGCTTTTGAAGGGGTTGTTTCAAATTTATGAAGATGATGGGATTTTTGAAATCGCGGAGTGGAATGGCCATAAGCACCAGCCAATTCCAGAGTCAAAAAGCTGGGTATATCTTGTTCAATACAATGCTGGAGCCGAAGGATGGAACTGCATCAAGACAGATACCATTATATTCTACTCACAGAACTATTCTTACAAAATCATGCAGCAATCTGCGGGGCGAATAGACAGGTTGAATACGCCATTCAAAGATTTGTATTACTATCACTTGAAATCTCGTAGTGGGATTGATTTGGCAATTAGTAAGGCACTGAAAGATAAGAGAGATTTTAATGAATCGAGGTTTGTGAAGTGGTGAAAGGAGATCAACCATGAACGAAGAGTATTTGGAAGTGGATTTTAAAAAGTATTGTAAAACCTGTAAACACAAGGAATTGGGAGAAAAATTCGACCCATGTAATGAGTGTCTGGATTATGGATACAATCTCAATTCCCAGAAACCTATGAAGTGGGAGGAAAAGAAAAAATGAGTTACCAATACAATCGATATTTGGCGCAGCATAAATCTAACGTTGAAGCAGGATTTCGCTGGTTGCAGAAAAATCTCCCTAAGATCACGGAAGCCAGCGGCGCGGAGCATAATATCGTATTTGCACATGACCAATCCAAAACGGAGGCTGATGAATACGGCCCCTATGATATTTACTTTTATGGAGGAAATCGCTCTTATTCAGTAGTTGAGGATTTTAGAAAAGCTTGGTTATTACACATTCATCGCAACCCTAATCATTGGCAGTATTGGGTACTGATTAACGATGATCCGGAAGAAGGCGAAATCATTTTAGAGATGCCTTACTGTTATATTCTGGAGATGATTTGCGATTGGTGGTCCTTTAGTTGGTTTAAAGGAAACTTGCTGGAAGTTTTCTCCTGGTATGAAGAACACAAAAACTATATAAAACTGCATCCGAATACGAGAAAATTGGTGGAGGATATCTTAGGACGCATCAAAAATAAACTTGGGGAGGTGATGACGAATGAAATCAACAGATAGTGTTATCGTGAGTTGGGATTTTTCTCATGGAAAAGATGTTGGTGTTCTGATTGTTGGAAAGCAGGAGAAAGGCAAAGTCGAAATCATCAACGCCTATCAGGGAGAAGAGGCCAAAGAAATTTATCAAAAGCTGGTATTCCCCAAATCAAAGAAAACCAGTTTTAGCAAGGAGAAAACCACATGAAGCAGCCGAAAAAATTAACCAGAGAGCAAAAAGAATGCTTATCTGCTCATTATTTAAACTGTAAAGATTGGATGTTGGTTGAGGAGACGGAATTCTATTACCGCATTATCAACAAGAATACAGGAACGATAAAGAGCGTGGATAAATTCAGAAGAGTAAAAAGGAGAAAAAATCATGAAAACAATTAAAAACAACTGGAAAGTAGCTTTAATTGTAGCAGTTGGTATTATTACTATTATTTTGTTAGGTGTGTTTTGTATACAGAGTTCCCAGAACAGAGCATTTACCTTGGAAGAGCAAGTTAATACTGCTGATTCTGACATTAAAGTTCAGGAAAAACGACGTGTAGATTTGGTTTACAACCTTGCTAATTGTGTTAAGCAGTACGATAAGCATGAAGCGGAAACATTGACGGCGATTGTTGAAAATAGAGGATCTACCGGTGATATCAAAAACGTTACTACAGCTATCACAGCGGTGTCAGAAGCGCATCCAGAATTAAAATCTAATGAAAATTATAAAGAGTTAATGAATGAACTTTCAATTACAGAAAATTTAATTGCAGAATATCGGAGTAACTACAATAAGCAGGTAAAAGAATACAACCGATATATACGCAAATTCCCGACAAGATTTTTTCTCAATATTCTCGGATATGAGGTTCGGAAATATCCCTATCTTGATTATAGTGCTCCTGCCGATGCTCCGCAGAATCTGTTTGGAGAGTAAAAGCTATGAGAGGACGCAAGCGTAGAAGTTTTGACTTCGGAAATTTCGAGATTACGAAACGGGAAATACTGGTAAGTGTATCGATTGTCGCTATTATGCTTCTGATTGGAGTCCTTAACGCTGGAAAAATTTCGGATTATCAATTGGATAAAAATGAAAAATACAACAAGGCAATAAAAATAGAATCGCAGGAACTGTTTGAGTATGGAATGAGGACGAATGCCGGGAACGCTTTTGTATATGGCGATCTGAAAGCAGTCGATACAGTTACATATCCTGAAATTGGTGGAGAATACATTTATATTGAAAAAGTGAAAGAACGATATACAATGCATACTCGCCAGGTTGCACATACAACAACTATGAATGGAAAAACCCATACTTACTATACAACGGAAACCTATTGGACATGGGATTATGCTGGTAGTGAGGAACGGATATGTGATGAAATATCATTTTTAAATCACGTTTTTTCAGTTAGTAAAATCGACCTGCCGGGAAAGGAATATATAGACACTGTTAAAGAATCCGGGCACATTCGTTATAAGTATTATGGAGTTGGTTTAAACTTTACCGGAACCATATTTACAGAACTGGCTGATAAAACAATAGCCGATAACTCACCATTTTATGAAAATATGAAGATTGATGAAACTATAGAATACTTAGAAACCGATTTTGCAATGTGGATATTCTGGATTATTTGGATGGTCTTAATTGGAGTCTGTGTTTACAGTTTCTATTATATCGACAACAAATGGCTTGAGTAATTGGAGAATTTGGGAGAGGGTCGAGCAATAATGAGGGCGACCACAAGGCGGATATAGTAGTTGCATAAGGGATGAGTCCGCTATAAGAAAGGAGAAAAAAACGTATGAATCTTAAATCAGTGAAAATTATTGCGGTGGATTTCGATGGAACTTTATGCGAAAACAGCTGGCCAGAAATCGGAGAGCCAAACGAAGAACTGATAGAGTATCTTCGTAATCGGAAAAAGGATGGAGATAAGTTAATTCTCTGGACCTGCCGCGTGGAAGACATGCTCCAAAAAGCTGTTGAGTGGTGTAAGGAGAGAAATCTGGTGTTTGATGCGGTCAATGAGAATCTTCCGGAAATCATCGAGAACTTTGGTTCTGATACCAGAAAGATTTTTGCAAATGAGTATATAGATGACCGGAATATTTGGCCGCTGAAAGATGATGTGACCGATGTTCTTTATCTTTGCGATGGTAAAAGTTGTGGCGATACTTGTCCGGGTGTGGAATGTAAGCATACATCGGATATATCCCACGCTAAGAATTTTGCAAAGGATGCTTAAGATTCTTATTGGGAGAAAGAAGCTGAATCTGAAACTAAAGATCCTGGTTCTCATGAGAAATCCAATATGGAATCATGGGCGGAGAGAGAAGTGGAAATTGCCTGCAAACGCGAAGCACCTGATCGTGAACCTGGAGAATGGGACTACGGATGTGCTTGTTACGAAAGTGCATTAAAAGCATTTAATAGCCTTTGTGAAGACGGTCATAGCGGTTTCAGCATTGGTATGACAAAACAGATTCTGAATCGGTTGATCGAATGTAAGCCACTCACTTCGATTGAGGATACAGAAGACGTGTGGGACAATACCACAGACTTTGGTGGACATCGCGGGGAAGTCGCAAACTATCAGTGTAAGAGAATGAGTTCTCTTTTCAAATATGTATATGTGGACGGCTCTGTTAAATATCGTGATGTTAATCGCTTCTATGGCGTGAACCTAGATAATCCAAATGCTTCCTATCATAGCGGACTGATTGACCGAGTAATGGAAGAAAAATTCCCAATTACCATGCCATATTTTCCAGAGAGTAAGCCATTTTATGTGTATTGTGAAGAGTTCCTTACTGACAGAAAAAACGGAGACTATGATACGGTTGGAATTCTTTATATCATCAAGCCGGATGGAGAACGCGTGGAGATCAATCGGTATTTCAAAGAGGGAGAAAAGGACTTCGTTGAAATCGACGTTGCTGAATATGAAATACGCCAGAAGATGCATGAGGAACGGCTGGAGAAAATGAAGAAAGACTGTAACGGCTGCTTCGGAGCAGCGAACAATGATTGTCTGCGTTGCGAGGAGGAACTTCAGTATGAATCGGAATAGGTTTCTCCGGGGATTAAAAAGCAACATCCAGCTTTCCGAAAAAGAGAGGCGGCGGATTATTCGGAGAAGTCTTCAGAAACATTCCTGGAAAACAAAATGTACCGTAGCGATGGAGGAATTCGCAGAGCTTCAGCAGCAGATTAGTAAACAGGTTCGAGGTTATGGCGATAGAATTGGACTCTTGGAAGAGATGGCAGATGCTTATATTTGTCTGAACTTCCCGGAGTCCATTTTTGATATTAAGCCAGAGGATTTACAGAAAGCCATTGATGTGAAGCTGGAACGGGAAAGGAGAAATTTGTGATGATCGATTTACATGTAGAGGGGTATTGTCAAGAATGCGCGGGTTTTCAACCATGTATTGAGAGATTGTATGCGGATGGCAAAATTATCGCACAAACCGTTTACTGTGAGAATCGAGAAAGATGCGCTAATATCTATGAATTTGCGCACGAAAAAGTAGGAAAGGAGATTGGTAAGGATGATTAAAAACGAATTCCCAGAGTGGATTTATAGTCCGGTCAACGATCCTATGTGGAACAATTTATTTGAACGAATTGAAGATGCACTTGGTTTTAAACTCTTCATTTGGCAGAAGACTTATATTATGGGATTAGGATATAGATGTTCAGGACAGACGACTGCCGATGTTCTTAGAAATTTAGTAGGAGAACGTACATCCGAGTCGATATATTTGGAACGACCTAAAAATCGCATGGAAGATTTTTATCAGAAGGAACTTATCGAGATAAAAAGAAAGCTGGACGATAAAGGTATAATTTCAAGAGACATAGAGAGGAAAAAACGATGACGATTGAGCGTTTATTAAAAGAACTCGGAGAACGCCATTTTGAAGTTCTTTGGAGATATGAAGTCTTAACAAATTCTATCGTTATTCAGATGGATAAAAGATACTGCCATCAATGGTATAGGTTAGCTCGTAAAGTTACATTAGATGATTTTCATCATTTTATAACCGATCAGTTTGAAGATACTATGGTTCGATTTTTAAAGGAAATGGCTCAAGAACTGGAGTATCAAATTAAAGTCGCACCGGAACCCATGAAAGGAGAAGACAATGATTAAAATTGAAAACGTTGAAGTTATGGGTTGGGAACATGCTATTCGAGGGATACGGAACCCGATGAACAGTTGGGAGAAATCCGATAGTGGAATCTGCAAAGGTGGGGATGATGGTATCGGATGTGAGAACTGTGCCAATTATGATTCCTGCGAGCATACATACGATCATTCCTGGCAGCTCGGTAAAGCAGATCACGATTTGATGATGCGACTTGCGGATACGAGGTATCGGCGAATGATTACGGTGAATCTGGACATCACGGCTCCGCTGTATTGGTGGAAAGATTTTTATACCTACGAGGTTGGAACTGTTGCGAACTCTTGTAGCACGATGCATAAGATTACTGCGAAGGAATTTGAGTGGTCAGATTTTAGCACAGAACATCTTTTGAATTTTGGAATGTGGGGTGAACAGTTTACTGATGCTGACGCAATATATGCTCCGGCTAAAACAATGGGATGTGTAATTTCTGCTCTCAATGGAGCTAGGGATAGATATCTTGATTTTAAATCAAGAGGTTCCGAATGGACAGAGCTTGCGAAACGGGCATGGTGGCAGATGACTCAGCTTCTTCCCTCTTCTTATAACCAAAAATGGACAGTCATGCTGAATTACGAAGTGCTGGCCGGTATTTATCCCATGCTAAGAAATCATGAGCTGGATGAGTGGGTAAAATTCTGCAAGTGGATTGAGGCGCTTCCATATTCAGACATTATCATTGGTAGGGTGTGGAGATAAAACATGATTCAATACTATGAGTCTATATTTTACAACACCTTGGAAGAACTATTAGCAACTTGGAAACCCAACCATCCGGATGTTTTGCGGTTGAAAGCAAAATATGGAGAAGGCATTCAATTTAGTACCATCGCACATCGAAGTGGTGTGAAGCCTCAATTTGAACTGAGTTGCTACAAACTAAAAAAATTAAAAGGAGCGTAATAATGGCATCTATTCATTATGTGATTTTATTTAGCATTGTATATCTTTATGTATATGCTCTGATTTGTAGAATCTGTAAATGCATTGAACATTGTGCTACCGCCAGAGCTTATTCTAAATTAAGAGAAAACGGAGTTATGACTAAAATGAGCGATGTTGAGGCGGGCATTATTAAAATCGGAAAAGAGAAGGAGGATGCAAGAAAAAATGTGGAGTCATAAGTTAGTAAAAAATAAAATCCACGCCGTTCTGTTTATTCTTCTAGGAGCGTTGTCAGTCCCGGTTGAATGGGATGCAACGTTCTTTTTATTTACCCTGATTATGGGTGGATGCTTATTCTTTTCGAAAGAGAATTGGATTTATGAAGGAGAGGAAGACGATGGGACGAGCCGAGAGAAGACGTGCTCAAAAGTTAAAGCAAAAAGAGAAAACCACTACATACAATCTCACAAAGGCACAACTCGATGTCATGGTTCGGGAAAAAATCGGAGACGAACTTATCAGAGTAAAGCAGGAGGCTACCGATGATGCGGTAAATACTGCGATGGTTCTGCTTCTGACTTTGCCATTGGAAGTGCTGATGGACCATTATTGGACAAAATCCTATGCGAAGAGAATTCCGAAGTTCACCGAACGAGTTCTGGAATACTACGAACGCTGGCAAAATGGTGAGTTGGATATGGAAAAACTGAAAGAGGATTTGTGGGAATGGTGAAGCAACGTGAAATGTGTAATGGGAGTTATTGCGTGTATTGTTGGGCTCGTGGGTCTGATCGGACTGATTGTGTTAAAGGCGACCAGCTCTTCTGCAACTTATATGGACGATTCGTTCCGGTGGGGAGGACGAGATGGGCGTTAAAAATGATTATCGTAAAAATGCAGAAGGGTATTCCGATCCGACTGCCTGTGAAGCACTGAGAAACATTGAGCAGGAAGAAGAACGGTTCCATAAGCTGCTGGATACGATTTTTACGCTTTGTGAACTGTCCGACTTTCACATTGAAGAGCGGATCGTCATTAAGGATAAACGAACCGGACGAATTTGGAGGTGATTATTTATGGGTGATTGGCAGAAGACTATAGATGCTCTTGTAGAAGCTTGGGAAAAATTTACGACATCTATAAAAGAGATGGTGGATGCCCTGAACAAGGCGTTTGGAGTTTCGTCACCTGAGAAAGAGAAGAAAAAGAGTCTCAGCTCTCCGGCTCGATATGGGATGTCTTTGCGGAAATCTCGAAGAAAATCCTTCGTTAAGCAGTATTCCTACCGGCCAATTGTTCAGAAGCACTTACCTTATCAGAGAAGGAACTATTGAAAATCGTCCGTACAAAGCTTGAAAGTGGGTGAAAATCACGCCCACTTTTAGGTTTTGAAAAATGGGCTTTGACCACTTTTATGTGGGCTTTTTGAGAAACGCAGGGAATTTTGGGGAAGGATTCGGACGATTTTGGTCAAATTTGCGGCCATTTGCCCACTTTCTGCCCACTTTTAAAACCCCAATTTGGTCAGTAAAAACCCAGTATTTATGCGGGTTTGCGGGCTCAAAGCCCACTTTCCCACTTTTTTTCTTAAACTATTATGATAGAAAGTTTAAAAGTATATAGTAATAGCACAAAAAAAGTGGGTTTTTGGCCACGAGCAAAAAAAATGGAGGAAATCATGAGCAAGATTAGTTGGGAGAGCTTGTATGAAAATTTTAAGTCAATCTATCCAAGGTTGTCGCGGTCATCCGTATATTTTCGTCCGTTCGGTTATATGAGTATAGTAGTGTATTTTGAGAATGGAATGAAGATGGTCTATGATGATCTCAGAAAACAGGCATATATCACAGCTTAAAGAAAATGTCAAGAGATAATGAAAAATTTCTTTTCTTCTGGAAAAATTTGTGATATACTGTAAGAGCCACACAATCTAATATCGAATCCGTTTAAGGGAATTCACTTTGGTAAAAGGTGTATTCTCTCTTTACTCATACCTTAAACGGAACGAGATTGTGTGGCAACAATGGGAGAACACTTTTTTAGGTGCGTCTCTTGTTGGGGCCGCACCTTTTTTATTGCGCCAAAATCTATCTGACTAGAGGACGGTGACATTGTGGATAGACCATATACAGAAATACAAGTTCTAAAAAAATTAGATATTCCTGACTTTCGTCATCTGACAAAGGATAAAGTCATAGCATTTGCTACAATGATTCCGGGAATGGAACCTGAAGTGGCAAAGAAGGCTTTAGAGCAGTTTCCTAACTTCGTATCGACATCTCTTGAAATTATGAAAGAGTATCGAGGTATTCTACAACAGTTGATGAATGATGACAGGGATGGTGCGGAAATATGTTACGATATGTATAATCGTGTGATGAATTCTCTTGAGTGTATTCTTGAAAATGACAATTTGACCTTTAAAGAAAAGACTTACATACTCGAACAAATGAGAGAGGTTGCCGATGAAATATCGAAAAAGGATTCCGAAAAGTCGGCTAACCGCATAAAGTTAATAGGGATTGTGAGTGGAGTGGTGGCGGGTGTTATTACAGTTTTAGGTACCGCCATTGGGGTCAATTTAACTTCTAAGCAAAACAATATTCCCGGCGATGACGAAGAAGAAAACCATTAAAAGGAGATTGAAAATGAAAAAGATTGTTATGTTTATGATCGCAGCATTTATGACGTTTTTGCTTATTGCTTGCTCTGATTCTCAGACACATGATGGCGAAGCAAAGACACCTTCTGCATCGGGAGCTCAAAAAGGAAGGGATTATCAGTCAGTTGTTGAAGATTTTGAAGAACGTGGATTTACAAACATATCGTTAGTTGCGCTTGATGATTTAATAACAGGTTGGCTGACGAAAGATGGAGAAGTTGAAAATGTTTCTGTTGATGGTGATGAAAATTATTCCGCTGATAAATGGTATTCAAATGATGTAGAGGTTATTATTACTTACCATACATTTTCGGAAGAGAGTGATTTGGAAGAAGATGAGGAGTCGAAGGAGTCAATAAGCGAAAAAGCCGAAGACAAAGCAGTAGAATCGATACTCACAATTGAAACTTGTGCTGATCTCGAAAAACTTTTATCGACTGAAGGAGAAATAAACGATTTTTATTCCACTTTTGCAGAACAATATAAAGGCTCAACGATAGTATTCGATGGTTGTATTACCTACATTACAAACCATGGCGATTACGATACTCGATATGATATTTTGATGAGCGGCGGTAATTATGTAGATGATGAAATAGTCAATCCTGGACCAATCTTTAAGTTTGAAGATGTGAATACTTATGGAATGGGAATCGAGGATTTATATCTTCCTGATTATATAAGTGTCGGATCAAATGTACATGTGACCGCTGAAGTTGAGTATTTTAGTGAGAATGAAGGTGTTTTTTATCTAAATCCTGTGAAAGTTGAGTCCCGATAAAATAAAGAAATTATTTAGCCTGTACCTATTGGAATTGGGGGTACGGGCTATTTTTATGTTTTCATTTGTTTCTTTTTGCGCGCGAAAAATACATCGACTGTTATGAAGAGAGAGGGTTAAAATGGCCATTCTCTCTTTTATTTTGGAGAAAGGAGGCTTACTTATGCTGGAAAGCGAATTTCAGAATAAACTGATCCAAGAACTGAAAAAAATGTTCAAAGGCTGCATTGTAACAAAACTGGATTCCAGCCACATTCAGGGAATTCCTGATTTGCTGATCCTTTATAACAATAAGTGGGCCACTTTAGAATGTAAGAAAAGTGTTCGCGCCAAGAAACAACCAAATCAAGAATATTATGTTGGACGAATGAACGAGATGTCGTTCTCAAGATTTATTTGTCCTGAAAATAAGGAGGAAGTGTTACATGATCTTCAACAAGCATTCTGCTCTTGAAGGGCAACACGCCTTTCTTGGCGCAAGTAAATATCACTGGATTAACTATGACGAATCCAAAGTTGCAGAATCGTATTCAAAATTCCTTGCAACTCAAAAAGGAACAGAGCTTCACGATTTTGCGGCAAAATGTATCACACTTGGACAGAAACTTCCGAAGTCCCAGAAAACATTGAATATGTATGTGAATGATGCCATAGGATTCAAGATGGTTCCTGAGCAGCCTCTTTTCTATTCGGAGAATTGTTTTGGAACAACAGATGCGATTGCATTTCGAAATCGTATGCTTCGCATTCATGATTTAAAAACCGGCGTCATTCCCGCGCACATGGAGCAGCTTGAAATATATGCTGCTCTTTTTTGTTTGGAATACAAAATCAAGCCAGCCGACATTGAAATGGAACTTCGGATTTATCAGAACAACCAGATTCTTTATGAGAATCCAACGGCTGAAACCATTGTTCCCATCATGGACAAGATCATCACATTCGACAAAGTAATCAACAAAATCAAAGAACAGGAGGGCTAATTTATGAATCCGATTGCAGAAGAAATTTTGATGCATTATGGAATGCCCCGCCGTTCCGGTCGTTATCCGTGGGGATCTGGTGATAATCCGTATCAGCATAGTGGAGATTTTCTGAGTCGAGTGGATGAACTGAAAAGTCTGGGTATGAGTGATACCGAAATTGCAAAAGCCATGGGTTTAACCACCACTCAATACCGTACGCAGAAATCGTTAGCAAAAGATGAACGTCGTGCGTTGGATGTGGCGAGAGCAAAATCTCTTCGAGAAGATGGTTTGAGCTTAAATGAAATTGCGAAAGAAATGGGCTTCGCAAACGACTCTTCTGTTCGTTCGCTTTTGAATGAAAATTCTGAGGTTCGTATGAACCAAGCTAAGACAACTGCTGAAATTATCAAAAAGCAAATTGACGAAAAAGGCATGATTGATGTTGGTGCCGGTGTGGAACGTGAACTCGGAATTTCCAAGGAGAAACTGAATGAAGCACTCTATATGCTGGAGATGGAGGGTTATCCTGTTTACGGCGGACGAGTGGATCAGGTAACAAATCCTGGGAAGAAAACAACGCTTCGTGTGATTTGTCCTCCTGGAACAGAGCATAAAGAGATTTACGATTTTGAGAATATCAATTCTCTGAAAGATTATGTCTCTCATGATGATGGGGAATCTTTTGATCCCAAATTTGTTTATCCCAAAAGCATGGACTCAAAGCGGTTGCAGATTCGGTATTCGGAAGATGGCGGCGAATTGAAGGATGGTGTTGTGGAAATTCGAAGAGGTGTTGATGACCTGTCTCTTGGAGAATCCCATTATGCTCAGGTTCGCATCTTAGTCGACAAGACACACTACATCAAAGGGATGGCGGTTTATTCGGATGACCTTCCTGATGGTGTGGATGTTATGTTCAACACCAATAAGAAAAAAGGGACACCTAAAATGGATGTTCTGAAACCAATCAAAGATGACCCGGATAACCCGTTCGGTTCTTTAATTAAAGAGGGAGTTAATGACCCGGATAACCCCACTACTGAAAGAGGAGGTCAGAGTTACTACTATGATAAAAATGGGAAGAAACAGCTTTCCCTTATCAACAAGCGAGCAGAAGAAGGGGATTGGGGCGAATGGGCAGACAAGCTCCCATCTCAGTTTCTGTCGAAACAGAGTAGAACTTTGATAAAGAAGCAGTTGAATTTAGCGGCCGCAGACAAGCAGTCTGAATTTGATGAGATTTGTTCTCTTACGAATCCAACAGTGAAAAAGGTTCTTTTGAAATCTTTTGCTGATGACTGCGATGCAGCCGCTGTTCATTTACAGGCAGCCGCTCTTCCCAGACAGAAGTATCAAGTTATTCTTCCATTGACATCTATCAAAGACAATGAGGTCTATGCTCCGAACTACAAGAATGGAGAAACAGTAGCTCTTGTGCGGTATCCACATGGTGGAACTTTTGAGATTCCAATCTTAACTGTTAATAATAAGCAGCCAGAAGGAAGAAGAGTTCTTGGGAATACACCAGCAGACGCTATTGGCATTAACAAAAAGGTTGCTGACCGTCTTTCCGGAGCTGACTTCGATGGCGATACTGTCATGGTGATTCCTTGTAATTCTTCTAATAGTAGGGTGAAGATCACTTCCACTCCACAACTAAAGGGGTTGGAAGGATTCGATCCTAAGATGTCTTATGGGACCGTTAAGAAAGGTGACGATTATTGTAACAGCAGCGGTCAGAAGATTAAGATTATGAAAAACACCCAGACAGAAATGGGTAAGATTTCAAATCTAATTACCGACATGACTTTGAAAGGTGCTACTCAAGATGAGCTTGCGAGAGCTGTACGTCACAGTATGGTCGTCATCGATGCGGAGAAGCATAAGCTAGACTACAAGAAGAGTGAGCAGGACAATGGTATTACGGCTTTGAAGAAGAAGTACCAGGCTCACGATGACGATGATGGTTATGGAGGAGCTTCTACGCTGATTTCTCGTGCCAAGTCTGAGACTTCTGTGTTGAAAAGAAAAGGAAGCCCGATCATTGACAAGGAAACCGGAGAACAAAGCTGGAAGAGCGTCAGGGAGGAGTACATAGATAAGAACGGAAAGACCCAGGTGCGGACTCAAAAGAGTGCCAAGATGGCAGAAACCAGAGACGCTCGCACTCTCTCTTCTGGGACACCACAGGAAGAGGCGTATGCGGACTATGCAAATACTATGAAGTCCCTGGCTAATCAGGCCCGTAGGGAGATGGTTAATAGCGGAAAGATAGCCTATTCTGCATCAGCAAAACAGACTTACCAGACAGAGGTTGATTCTCTTATGGGTAAACTTAATGTGGCTTTAAAGAACGCCCCTCGCGAGCGTCAAGCACAGACCATGGCAAACTCTATTGTGGCCGCTAAGAAGAAAGACAACCCCGATATGACAAAGGCGGAAATCAAGAAGGCTAATCAACAGGCCCTTACTGCGGCCCGTACTGCTGTTGGTGCCAAGAGAACCCCTGTCGAGATTACAGATCGTGAGTGGGAAGCGATTCAAGCCGGCGCTATCAGCGAGAACAAGCTTACTCAGATCCTCAACAATACAAACATTGATACAGTCAGACAGAGAGCTACCCCTCGTGCAACAACAACCCTTAGCTCTGCCAAAGTAAATCGTATTGCGGCGCTGAATGCTTCTGGCTATAGCACTGCTGAGATAGCAGCAGCTTTGGGTGTTTCCAGTTCTACTGTGTCGAAGTATCTGAATGGAAGGGAGTGAACAAAGTAAATGGCGAAGAAGTGTATGCTTACAACCATTGACAATCCTTTTGATCCATTTGAACAGTTCACTTCATGGTTACTGTTTGATGAGGAAAAAGGTTATCATTCATGTTCGTATCTTGGTAGAATTGCCAGAACATCGGACCAACTCTCTGATGAAGAGAATGACTTGGAAGTTGAACGAGCAATTGACGAGATTGTAAAATACGATTTCCGAAATATTTACAAAAAAGTTACGCGAGATGCGGTGGCTGTCTAGGTATCAGATGGTATAGGGGGGGGGCAGCAAAAATCACACCCCCTCCGTCATCGCGGCGGTCTTTAAAAATTCCCCGGGGGTATTTTTCGGAGAATGTTTTTACCTTCCGGCAGTATTTAACAGAGCTCATAAGGTTGGCTAAGTAATAAGCTGTGGTTCTTTTTACTCTTTTTTCTCCTTTCGGTAAAAAAGTTTCAGTCAGCCTTGTGGGTTCTTTTAAATACTGCCGGAAAACTTTTATGAAACTATTGAAGAACAGACGGGAAGGAGGCAGTAAATGGCTAGAAAAGTAAAGAGTTCTAAATCGATGGGTTCTTCCAAAAAGATTCGTCCTGCTTTGACTCCGGAAGCAAGGGAACTTCAGATGATTTCTCTGGCTGTTGACCTGGCTGAAAGACAATTGCTGGAAGGGACTGCTGCTTCTCTGGTCATTACTCACTATTTAAAACTGGGCTCTTCCAGAGAGAAGCTTGAGAGGGAGAGACTGGAGGAAGAGAACAATCTGTTGCGGGCAAAAGTAAGAGCTATTGACTCCACAGATGAGATTAAAGATCTCTATAAGGACGCCATCAATGCGTTTCGTATATACAGTGGACAGGGTAACGATGATGATTAGGACATATTCGGAATTATCAAAATTGAAGACTTTTAAAGAACGATACGAGTATCTTCGTTTGGGCGGAGTCATCGGGGCAGACACGTTTGGGTTTGACCGATATCTGAATCAGATTTTCTATCGGTCTATGGAGTGGAAGTCAGTTCGTGATTTTGTGATTGTGAGAGATAACGGATGTGACCTCGGAATAGAAGGTCGTGAGATATGTGGGAAGATATTGATTCACCATATGAATCCGATTTCCGTGGAGGATATTTTAAAGAGAAGCGATTTTCTTTTAAATCCAGAATTTCTCATCTCAACAATTCTTACAACACATAATGCCATTCACTATGGAGATGAAAGTCTTCTTGTCACAGAACCTATTGTTCGAAGCAGAAACGATACATGTCCCTGGAAACATTGATGGAGAGGAGGTTATAGCGATTATGGAAAGCATACTGACATCAATTAAAAAGATGCTGGGTATTACAGAAGAGTATGAGCACTTTGATTCAGATCTTATCATACATATCAATTCAGTATTTATGATCTTGACGCAACTTGGTGTTGGTCCACCATCTGGATTCTCTGTTCAGGATAAAAGTGCTACATGGAAAGAATTCATTTCTGACGAGTCAAAGTTGCAATTGGTAAAGTCGTATATGCAGATGAAGGTAAAGCTCCTGTTCGATCCGCCTTTGAGTTCCGCTGTAATGGCGTCTATGGAAAAGATGATTGCTGAGGCGGAGTGGAGACTGAATGTTGCAGCGGAAACTGACGAAGAAAAGTCCGAAGAACACGAGTCCTACGATGGCGAGTATAGGGTAACACCGAAAGCATTCCAATCTCAAATGCTGGATACTGAGAATAAAGTTCTGGATCGAAATATTGTGGTAACAGAAGTTCCGTATTACGAGACTGGGAACGCAGCAAACGGAGTGACATCATATATCGCAAAGGAGGGAGATTCAAAATGAGTAATGAAGCATTACTACAGCATCACGGGATTCTTGGGATGAAATGGGGCGTCCGAAGAACTCCAGAACAACTTGCAAGAGCAAGTGGAAAGAAGACGAGTTCCGATGATGAGGTGAAGAAGATGTCTGATTCGGAACTCCGCTCAAAGATCAACCGTCTTCAAATGGAAAAGCAGTATAAACAGCTTACCAGTTCAGAAATTTCTGTCGGTAGAAAGTTTGTACAGGATGTGCTGACCAATGCCGCAAAGCAGACCGCCACCAATTATGTATCGAAGTACATGACGAAGGGAATTGACGCGGTCATCAAGAAAGCAACAAGCAAGTAGGTGATTCAATTATGGCATTATCAAACACTGCCGTTCCCAAATACTACGGCATGTTTCGGGATGCCGTAATCAGGGGAGAGATACCGGTTTGTAAAGAAATCTCTATGGAGATGAACCGAATTGACGACCTAATAGCCAATCCTGGTATTTACTATGATGACCAGGCCGTCGAAGGATGGATTGCCTATTGCGAATCAGAACTAACATTGACGGACGGTTCTGATTTGAATTTGCTGGACTCGTTTAAATTGTGGGGTGAGCAGCTTTATGGATGGTACTACTTCGTCGAACGAAGTGTGTGGGAGCCAAGTTCTGACGGACATGGCGGCCGATATGTGAATAAAAGAATCAAGCAGCGTCTGACGAAGAAACAATATCTTATCGTTGGGCGAGGAGCTGCTAAATCTTTGTATGACACCTGTGTTCATTCCTACGGGCTGAATATCGACACATCCACGACTCATCAAGTCACGACAGCTCCTACCATGAAACAGGCGGATGAAGTAATGTCACCTTTTCGCACTGCGATTACAAGGTCGAGAGGTCCATTGTTCCGGTTTCTGACAGAGGGCTCTTTGCAGAATACGACTGGTTCTAAAGCAAAGAGAATGAAATTGGCCTCCACCAAAAAGGGTATTGAGAATTTTCTCACAGGTTCGCTTTTGGAAGTGCGGCCAATGTCCATCGCAAAGCTTCAGGGATTACGACCTAAGATTTCTACAGTGGATGAGTGGCTGTCCGGTGATACCAGGGAAGATGTGGTGGGCGCTTTAGAGCAAGGAGCATCGAAATTGGATGACTATATCATTGTTGCCACGAGTTCAGAGGGAACAGTGAGAAATGGAGCAGGCGATACAATCAAAATGGAGTTGATGGACATTCTTAAAGGAGAATATGTCAATCCACATGTTTCCATTTGGTGGTATAAGCTTGATTCCATTGATGAAGTTGGAAATCCAGACATGTGGTTGAAGGCGAATCCCAATATCGGTAAAACGGTAAGCTATGAGACCTATCAGCTCGATGTGGAAAGAGCAGAGAAGTCTCCGGCGGCCAGAAACGATATCTTGGCTAAGAGATTTGGATTGCCGATGGAGGGCTACACCTATTACTTCACATATGAAGAAACTCTTCCTCATAAGAAGAGAAGCTATTGGCAGATGCCCTGCTCTTTGGGAATTGATTTGTCGCAGGGGGATGACTTCTGTGCTTTTACGTTCCTTTTCCCGTTATCGAATGGTTCCTTTGGAGTTAAAACCAGGAACTACATTTCTTCATCGACTCTGATGAAACTTCCGGCAGCAATGAGAATTAAATACGACCAATTCATGGATGAAGGAAGCCTGATTGTCCTAGAGGGAACCGTTTTGGATATGATGGAAGTCTATGAAGATTTGGATAACCATATCGCAGAATTTGGCTATGACGTTCGTTGCTTGGGGTATGACCCGTACAACGCAAAGGAGTTCATTGAGCGATGGTCTTCTGAAAATGGCCCGTTTGGAATCGAAAAGGTAATACAGGGTGCTAAGACAGAATCCGTTCCTTTGGGAGAGTTAAAGAAACTTTCTGAGGAGCGGATGCTTTTGTTTGATGAAGAACTTATGACCTTTGCAATGGGGAACTGTATCGTTATGGAAGATACGAATGGAAATCGTAAATTGCTGAAAAAGCGATATGACGCAAAGATTGATGCTGTGGCAGCTATGATGGATGCGTTTGTTGCTTTCAAGCTGAACAGAGATGCTTTTGAATAGGAGGTGACGATTTCAAAATGGAAGTTTCAATTGGTTCCAGGATTAAACATGCCTGGAACGCTTTTTTAAATAGAGACCCAACAGGTTTCTATCGGGACATAGGGGTTGGATATTCGTACAGGCCCGACCGTCCAAGACTCACAAGAGGAAATGAAAGATCTATCGTTACCTCTGTATATAATCGAATCGCATTGGATTGCGCTTCAATTAACATTCAACATGTCCGTCTGGACGACTCCGAAAGATTTCTTGAAAAAATTTCTTCGGGGCTAAATGATTGTCTGAATTTATCAGCCAACATTGACCAGACTGGACGAGCTTTCCTTCAGGATGTTGTTTTGTCAATGTTTGATGAGGGATGTGTGGCGATTATCCCGGTGGATACGGATGATGACCCTGACACTACAGGCTCCTATAAAATCGAGACAATGCGAACCGGGAAGATTCTGGAATGGTTTCCGAATCATATCAAAGCAAGAGTTTATAATGAGCGGACTGGATTAAAGGAAGACATTGTAGTTCCAAAAGATACGGTTGCTATTATTGAAAATCCGCTTTATGCGGTGATGAATGAGCCAAACTCAACGATGCAGCGTTTGATAAGAAAACTGAATTTATTGGACGTTGTTGATGAGCAGAGCAGTTCAGGAAAACTCGATTTAATTATCCAGCTTCCCTATGTGATAAAAACAGAAGCAAGGCGTCAACAGGCTGAGAAGAGGCGTGTCGAGATTGAGCGTCAGTTGGCCGGTTCTAAATATGGTATTGCGTATACCGATGGTACGGAGCGAATCACACAGTTGAATCGTTCTGTGGAAAATAATCTGATGAAGCAGATTGAATATCTAACGAGTATGCTATACAGCCAGTTAGGTATCACTCAGAGCATATTGGATGGTTCCGCAGACGAGAAGACCATGCTGAATTACTACAACCGTACTATTGAGCCGATCATTTCAGCAATCGTTGACGAAATGAAACGTAAGTTCCTTACTAAAACAGCCAGGTCTCAAAAGCAATCGATTCTGTTCTTCCGTGACCCCTTCAAACTTGTACCAGTAGCTGATCTGTCAGAAATTGCTGACAAATTCACAAGAAATGAGATTATGACATCAAACGAAATTCGCCAGATTATTGGTATGAAACCGTCTGATGATCCAAAAGCTGATGCGCTGAAGAACAGCAATATCAGTGAGGCCAAATCTGATCCTTCAAACGGTAGTTCTGATGTCGAATCCAATGAAAGTGATGCCGGAGCCGATTATGACAGTATCGTAAACGAGCTGCTTGACGGTCTTGAAAAGGAGATTGATGAAATTATAGGAAGCTATGTTTCGGATGATGAGGAGGAGACATAATGGATATTAACGAGCCTCTTCAACACTATGCATCTCCTTATTACGACCCGGTGAAAGCTCATGAATATTATATGAGAACCAGAGAACTCAAAGGGCGTCGTTCCACAACGAAGCTTAACGATGAGGGAAAGAAAGTCTGGGCTTATACAAAAAATGAGATTTCTGGTGAGAAGAAAGAAAAGGTAAAAGAAGAACAGGAAAAACGGAAACAAAAAATTGCTGAGCTGAGAGCAAAGGCCAAGGCGACCCGAGAGCAGATCTCGGCTAAATTAAAGGAACTGAATACTCAGCTTACCGAGGAATCTTCGTCAAGAAGGAGTAGGGTTGACTCCCGTAAAAAATCTGATTTGGAGGATATTGGAGAAGAAGCAGAAGACCAGAAAGAGCGTATCGATGAAAAGAAGAATACCGAGATCGAACGCTTAATGGCAATAGAAATTCCATCCGGGTTATCCAAAGAGGAAAGGGCAAAGCGAGTAGCGGAGCGAAATGAGAAAATCGCAAAGCTTCGTGATGATGCCAGCGAGGATAAATCTAAGGTGAGTGAGCAGGCGAAAGCTGAAAAGGAAGAGGTGAGAACTTCCGCAAGTCTTAAGAAGAAGCGAATTACCGAGGACACCAAAGAAGAAAGGGCTGATAATTCTGCGAATGCTAAATCGGAAAGAGAAAAAGTTAGTACAGAGTTAAAGGCTGCCGTTACCGCCGCAAGGGAAGCTTATAAAGGGGCAAAAGAAAATCTTGATGCCACTTATGAAGATCTTTATCAGCAAGAATTTGACAAGATAGCTTCCGAATATAAAGCGGTAAAGAAGAGGAAACGGAGGAAGTAGCAATGGCTTTCGCACAATACTGATAGAAGGAGTGATTTTCAAAATGGAGAAATACGATTTTAGTGGTTGGGCCACTAGAAACGATCTTCTTTGCGCCGATGGCCGTACCATCAAAAGGGATGCGTTTAAGAACCAGAATGGACAAACTGTTCCACTAATTTGGGGACATAATCATTCCGATCCCAATCGTGTACTCGGTCATGGGGTACTGGAAAATCGTGATGAGGGCGTTTATGCCTACTGTAGTTTCAATGACAGTGAATCCGGACAGGCAGCGAAGAAGCTAGTTAAGCACGGAGATGTTCGTTCACTTTCTATTTGTGCCGGTCAGCTTAAACAGGCCGGAGCGAATGTGATGTATGGCGTTATCTATGAACTGAGCCTTGTTCTGGCTGGAGCTAATCCGGGAGCTTTCATTGATTCTGTTATGGCTCACGGTGAGACTTCAGAAGACCGTACCATTATTGGATATGACGAGAATATCATGCTTTATCATTCCGCCGAGGAGGATGACAAATCCGAGGAAAAGAAGACGGAGGAGAAATCCAAATCTAAGGAAGATAAGACTTCTGAAGAAAAAACTGAGGAAGATGACGAGACAATTGAGCAGGTATTTAATACCCTCAACGAAAAGCAGAAAAATGTGGTTTATGCAATGATCGGACAGGCTATTGGGGAAACCGATAAGCCTGAAGATAAAAATGATGACGATTCTAAAGGAGGAAATACCGAGATGAAGCATAATGTGTTTGACAACGATAAGAAAAACGAAACCGGTGGCTTTCTGACGCATTCCGCACAGGAAGACATCATCAAGGTGGCGAAGACCAGCCAGGTTGGTACTTTCCAGACAGCGCTTCAGCTTTATGCGGAGCAGAACGGTCTTCAGCATGATGCTGTCAGCGGCGGATTTGTTCAGACCGGCGACGGAAATGTGACGAGTCTGTTCCCGGAATATCAGGAAGTGCGTCCGGGGGCTCCTGAACTCATTACCAATGACCAGGGCTGGATTACTAATGTGATGAAGAAAGTACATAAGAGCCCGATTTCCAGAATCAGAACCAGCCAGACCGATATTCGCGGTATTGATACACTTCGCGCCAGGGGCTACAAGAAAGGAAAAGAGAAGAAGCAGGCCGGAAATTTCAAGTTGGTACGCAGAACCACCGATCCGCAGACCGTTTATGTGAAGAATGCTCTGCATCGCGATGACATTGTCGATATCACGGATTTCGATTATGTAAAGTATCTGTATGACATCGACCGCCTGATGCTCAATGAAGAGCTGGCTATTGCGATGATGCTGGGGGACGGTCGTGATGATGGTGATGAGGGTAAGATCGATCCGGATAAGATCAGACCTATCTGGACCGATGATGACCTGTATACCATTCATGCAGATTTGGATGTTGCCGCCGCAAAAAAGGAACTTCAGGGTACTAATACCGGCGTGAACTTTGGCGAGAACTATATTTACGCTGAAGCAATGATCAATGCGGTTTTGTATGCAAGAGAGGATTATAAGGGTACTGGCACTCCCGATATGTACATCACTCCTCACATGCTCAATGTAATGCTCCTGGCTCGTGATATGAACGGCCGCCGCATTTATAGCTCTAAATCGGAGCTGGCTTCTGCTCTGAATGTCGGGGAAATCCATACGGCTGAGCAGTTTGAAGGCAAGACCCGTAAGACGGACGACAGCAAGACCAAGAAGCTGCTTGCTATCATCACGAACCTGAACGACTACTCTCTTGGCGCCACGAAGGGCGGCGAAGTTACCCACTTCACACAGTTCGATATCGACTTTAACCAGGAGAAGTCCCTTCTGGAGACAAGATGCTCCGGCGCTCTGACCAGAGTGTACTCTGCAATTGCGATTGAAGAGGACGTAACGGTAAACCCCTAATCGACTTCTCCGTTAGTCCCGAAGATGGAGAAGTCAATCTACTCGGGAAAACAGTAAAATCGTTACAGGAGAATATTGTTATCGGAGAGTCCGAGATTACCGGTACATTGAAGCATGTTACTGGATACACGGGATTCAGCAGTAATACCTCTGAGCAGGAAGGAAACTATCTTGCTTTGAAAGTGGACGCTGATTCGGAAGATGCGGTTGTGACCATCGAACTCGTAGGCGGCACGAAAGGACCGGTTACGCTCGATGACGACATGAACATCGTACTCCTTATTAAGAATAAGGATACTCAGAGCATTAAGGTGACGGTAGACGATGGGAAAGATTCCGCTACGAAGACATATGGACTTACCAGATTGATTTTGGAGACAGAGTAAAGGAGAAAATTCAAAATGGCAAAGTTTTTTGGGAAAATCGGTTATGCAGTATCAAAGGATGTTCGTCCGGGGGTTTGGGATGGGGAAATTACTGAGCGAGAATATTTCGGCGATTTGATTCGGAATACCAGTCGGTATCAGACTTCCGATAAACTCAATGACGATATCAACATTTCCAATGAGATCAGCATCGTGGCCGATCCTTTTGCCTATCAGAATTTTCACGCAATGCGGTACGTCGAGTTCATGGGAGCGAAGTGGAAGATTTCCAGTGTTGAAGTACAGTATCCGCGTCTGATTCTGACGGTAGGAGGTGTATATAATGACTGATCGACGACTCGCACTCCACAATCTACTGTGCAAGATTTTATCTTGCCCGATAGAAGGCGAACAGTGCCGATGTTATTTTCAGCCTCCGGAATCTATTAAGATGAATTACCCCGCCATTGTATATAGCCTTGATGACATCGACAAGACGTATGCAAATGACGGGGTATATTTGTCTAATCGAAAATATTCCGTTACCGTCATTGACAAAGATCCGGATACATCCCTGGTGCAGAAAGTAACGAATTTACCAATGAGCCGGTTTGACCGGCATTTCAAAAAAGATAACCTGAATCACTACATTTTTAATGTATATTTCTGAGATTGGAGGAATAATTCAATGAGTAAACTTGTTTGGGATAAAGTTGGAGAACGGTATTATGAAACCGGCTGTGATCATGGCGTCCTTTATCCGATTCAGACCGGTGGAAAATACAACAAGGGTGTTGCTTGGAACGGTCTGAGCGCAGTAACGGAGAGCCCTTCTGGGGCAGAGCCTTCTCCCATTTATGCAGATAACATCAAGTATCTGAATTTGATGTCCGCAGAAGATTTTGGAGGAACGATCGAGGCATATACCTATCCCGATGAATTCTCCGAATGTGATGGCTCAGTGGAGATTGCGCCTGGTGTGTTTGCGGGGCAGCAGAGCAGAAAGGTATTTGGTCTTTCTTATCGTACTATCCTGGGAAATGATGTGGATTCTGATGACTACGGTTACAAACTTCATCTGGTGTATGGTTGTTTGGCATCGCCTTCTGAGAAAGGCTATCAGACCAAAAATGACAGTCCGGAGGCGATTGCACTTTCCTGGGAGTTCAGTACAACTCCGGTGGAAATTACGAAAATGATCGAAAATAAGAAGCTGAAACCTACAGCGATCCTTACTTTTGACTCCACGAGAGTAGATGACAAGAATTTGGCGGCTTTAGAGGAAATTCTTTATGGTAAAGATCCGACCACAGAAGAAGGAAATGACGGCGTTGACCCCAGACTTCCGCTTCCGGATGAAGTAATCGAGATCATGACCAAGGAAAACCCTTAACAAGCCTTTCCGTTAAGCCTGAAGACGGAGAGGCTATTTTATTTGGAAAAACAGTAAATGAATTACAGAGTGATGTGGTTATCTCCGATGATGAGGTGACAGGCACTCTGAAGTATGTTGATGGTTATGTTGATTTCAGCAGTAATGTTTCAGAACAGTCGGGCAATTATCTGGCTCTCAAGATTGAAGCTGAGCCGGCTGAAGCGGAGACAGTTGTTGAGCTCGTAGGCGGAACCAAAGGACCGGTTACGCTCGATGACGACATGAACATCGTACTCCTTATCAAGAATAAGGATACTCAGAGCATCAAGGTGACTACCACGCACAACGAGGAAAGCGTCACAAAGACTTATGGTCTTTCTGGGCTGACCTTGGAAACGGAATAATCTATAGGAAGCCTCGTATTCAATGTGCGGGGCTTCTTTTTATTTGAAAGGAGAAAAATTATGTTGAAAAAAACTATTCCCTATATTGATCTGAATGGTGTCGAAAGAAAAGAGGATTTCTATTTCCATCTGTCAAAGCCGGAAATTGTCAAGATGCAGACAAGCGTGAAGGGCGGCTATGATGTTCAGCTCAAAAGTATTGGTGCCGGTGCTGATGGCGGCCAGATTATGGAATTCTTTGAAGATCTCATTAAGAAAGCTTACGGTGTTAAGAGTGAAGATGGCCGTCGCTTTATGAAGTCTGAGGAGATTTCCAGATCCTTTATGGAATCTCCTGCTTATGAGATTCTCTTTGAGGAACTGGTTACGAATGACAAGGCAGCAGCAGACTTTGTGAATGCGGTGATGAACATCGGCAATTCTGCCACAGCTCCTGCAATCGCAGCAAACACTCAGAATTAAAGGAGAGGTGAGAGATGCTCCAAATCACAATACCATCCACGGAATTCTGGGATGAGGTGAAGCAAGAGTTTGTTTACACAAAGGCTCAGACCTTGCAATTGGAGCATTCTCTTGTTTCTCTTTCAAAATGGGAATCGAGATGGAATAAGCCGTTTCTGACGAAGCAGGAAAAAACTTTGGAAGAAACCATCGATTATGTAAAATGTATGACTCTTACACAGAACGTGAACTCGGAAGTTTATAACTATCTGACAAACAGCAATATCAATGAGGTCAATCGGTATATTGCTCTTCCTATGACTGCCACCCGGTTTTTCGAGGAAAAAAAAACGCAGGGAAGCAGAGAGCAGATTACGGCAGAACTCGTTTATTACTGGATGATAGCTTTAAACATTCCATTTGAATGTCAGAAATGGCATCTCAATAAACTGTTTACTTTGATAAGAGTATGCGATGTGAAGAGCAGGCCGCCGAAGAAACATAGCCGCAGAGAAATTATGAAACGGAATGCGGCACTAAATGCGGCCCGTAAAAAGAAATGGAATACGAAAGGGTGATTACTATGAGTAACAGCAGCTTGGTTAATTGTACGGTAAAAAGTCCAAACCATAGTGGAGCCAGAACGCATTCAATCGACCGGATCACTCCGCATTGTGTGGTCGGTCAGCTTTCAGCGGAATCTATTGGGGGCTGCTTTGACAGTAGTAACGTACAGGCTTCTTGCAACTATGGAATTGGTAGTGACGGACGTGTGGTTCTTTGCGTGGATGAAGCAAACAGAAGCTGGTGTTCTTCCAGCAATGCGAATGATCAGCGTGCTGTGACAATTGAATGTGCCAGTGATATGACTCATCCGTATGCCATGACTGATGCAGTATATGAAAAGCTGGTTGCTCTGTGTGTTGACATCTGCCGGAGAAATGGTAAGACAAAACTCCTTTGGTTTGGCGACAAGGACAAATCTCTGAACTACAGTCCCAAATCAAACGAGATGATCCTTACGGTTCATCGGTGGTTTGCCAACAAATCTTGTCCTGGGGATTGGCTGTATTCCAGGCTGGGGAATCTTGCGAATCGGGTAACTGCTCAGCTTGGCGGAAGTACGACTGACAGCGTCCAGAAAACCTACAAAACTGGACTTTACAAAGTCAACATCGGTGATTTGAATATTCGCAAAGGCCCTGGGACGAATTACGGAACCAATGGGATGATTACTGACCGAGGTACTTACACGATTACTGAAATTCAGAACGGTTACTGGGGCAGGTTGAAATCCGGTGCAGGATGGATCAGCGTTCATGAAGCTTACTGTACCTATAAAGGCGCAGTTTCTTCTGATTCTGGTGGATCAGTAGAGAAGCCTTCTGGAAATTTTCTGGTTCAGGTGGACATTTCCGATCTGTATATCCGTAAAGGTCCCGGAACGAATTACGGAACCAATGGTTTCTGTCCGAAAGGAGTCTACACCATCGTTGAGGTTAAAACCGGTGCTGGTTCTAATGCTGGATGGGGTAAGTTGAAATCCGGAGCAGGATGGATCTCACTGGATTACGCAACTCGAATTTAAAGAGGACGCACGATGATAAGTTTCAGACAAAAGGGTGACTTCTCCAAGTTGACACGCTTTCTGGAGAGAGCAAAAGAAGCGGTTCACATCGGAGACCTGGACAAGTTTGGTAAAGAGGGAGTAGCCGCCCTTGCGTCTGCAACACCAGTGGATTCTGGGGAGACGGCGAATTCCTGGTATTACGAAATTGAGAATCGGAAAGGTTCAGTTACAATTTCATTTCATAATTCAAATGTTCAAAATGGAGTTCCAATCGCTGTTATTTTGCAGTATGGACACGGAACTCGAAACGGCGGCTGGGTACAGGGGCGAGATTACATCAATCCTGCTATCCAGCCTATTTTTGACAAAATTGCAAATAACGCATGGAAGGAGGTTACTAAGCTATGAGTAAGACGATTGATGAAAGAGTCGTTGAAATGCGATTCGATAACAAACAGTTTGAGCAGAATGTTCAGACCAGTATATCTTCAATTGAAAAGCTCGAAAAAAGCTTAAAATTGAAAGGTGCCTCCAAAGGATTGGATGACGTTAATGCCGCAGCAAAAAATTGCAATATGACTCCGCTTTCCAATACGGTCGAAACCGTAAAGATGCGGTTTTCGGCGTTGGAAGTCATGGCAGTTACGGCTCTGGCGAACATCACAAATTCAGCGTTAAATGCTGGTAAAAATATTGTTTCTGCACTGACAATCGATCCAATTAAGACTGGATTTCAGGAGTATGAAACACAGATCAATGCAGTTCAGACCATTCTTGCTAATACACAGAGCAAGGGGACAACCATTGACCAGGTAAATGCTGCTCTTGATGAGTTGAACAAATACGCTGATCAGACGATTTACAATTTTACGGAAATGACCCGTAACATTGGCACTTTCACGGCTGCCGGTGTTGACTTGGATAAATCAGTAACATCAATCAAAGGTATTGCCAACTTAGCAGCAGCTTCGGGTTCTAATGCTTATCAGGCCAGTACCGCTATGTATCAGCTTTCGCAGGCGATTGCAGCGGGCAAGGTTAGTTTGCAAGACTGGAATTCCGTTGTAAATGCGGGAATGGGCGGTCAGCTATTTCAAGACGCCTTAACTCGAACCGCAGAACATTTCGGAACCAACATGGATGCGATGATTGAACAGTATGGTTCATTCCGAGCTTCTCTGACCGAAGGTGGATGGCTGACAACAGAGGTGTTGACCGAAACTCTGACACAGTTGTCTGGAGCTTACTCAGAAGCAGATCTTATCGCTCAGGGATATACCGAAGAACAAGCTAAAGAGATTACAAAACTGGCTCAGACAGCATTGGATGCAGCTACCAATGTAAAGACATTCACGCAGTTATGGGACACCCTGAAAGAATCGGTTCAGTCTGGTTGGACTCAGAGTTGGGAAATCATCATTGGTGATTTCGAAGAGGCAAAAGAACTTTTAACTGAGGTTAGCAACGCCCTTGGCAACATGGTAAATGCTTCTGCCGAAGCGAGAAATAAGATGTTGCAGGATTGGAAAGATCTTGGCGGACGAACTGCGTTGATTGAAGCGGTAAGGAATGCTTTCGAGGGTGTTTTAAGCATTATAAAGCCAGTTAAAGAAGCGTTTAGAGAAGTCTTTCCGCCGATGACCGGAGAACAGCTTTACAATCTCACTGTAGGATTACAGGAACTTACCGAAAAATTCAAAATGGGCGAAGAAACAGCGAATAACCTGAAGAGAACATTCAAAGGGGTATTCGCTTTATTTGATATTGGACTTCAAGGTGTCAAAGCGCTTGTTGGTGGATTTGCAGATCTGATTGGTTATGTGGCTCCGGCCGGAGATGGAATTCTCGGGTTTACGGCCAGTATTGGAGATTTCATTGTTGGTATTGATGAAGCTATTAAATCGTCTGATGCCTTTAACAAAGCTATCGAAGGAATCGGGAATTTCCTGAAACCAATTGCGGATGGAATAAAGACTTTTGTAAAAACAGTTGCCGATGCGTTCAGCGAGTTTGCGAATGTTGATACCAGTGGTCTCGATAATTTTGCGGATAAGGTACAGACTCGGTTTGAACCGTTTGTAAAATTAGGAGAGTTGGTAAAGAAGGCATTTGAAGGAATTATTGGGATTGTCGAGAAGGCAGCGCCTGTTTTATTGAAGCTGGGTTCCATTGTCGCAAATGCGTTTGGAAACCTTGGGGAAGCAATTCTCACAGCATTTGATACCGCAAGTTTTGACCCAATTTTGGATTTAATCAATACCGGATTGTTTTCTGCAATTCTAATCGGGGTGAAAAAGTTTATTGACTCTCTATCGGAAATCACCGAAAACGGCGGCGGAATTCTTGGTTCATTCAAAGATATTTTGGATGGAGTTAAGGGGAGTCTTGAAGCATGGCAGTCAAGTCTGAAAGCTGGCACTCTTCTGAAGATTGCCGGCGCTATGGCAATCCTGACCGCAGCGATTGTGGCGTTATCCCTGGTTGATTCCGAAAAGCTGAATGCGTCCTTGGGAGCTTTGAGTGTTCTGTTCGTCGAACTGCTTGGTTCAATGGCCATCTTTGAAAAGATAATGAACGGAGCGGCAATCAAAGGAATGGGCCAGTTGACCATTGCGATGATTGGGATGTCTACCGCTGTTCTTATTCTTGCAGGCGCAGTTCAGAAATTATCCGGTTTGGATTGGGATGAGCTTCTGAAAGGATTGGTTGGCGTTGCCGGGTTATCCGCTATTCTGGTAGCATCTGCAACAGCGCTTTCCAAAACATCGAAGGGGCTGATAAAAGGTTCAGCCGGTTTGGTAGTATTTGCGGCAGCGATTCGAGTTCTTGTAGGAGCAGTTGAAGATTTAGGAGCTTTGGATGTGGGCTCTTTGGCTAAAGGTCTAATCGGAGTCGGCGTTCTTTGCACAGAACTGGCGTTGTTCCTGAAGGCTACAGATTTGGATGGAATGGGTGTTCTGAAAGGAACCGGATTGGTTCTTCTTGCAGCGTCCATCAATATTCTGGCGGATGCGGTTAAGGCATTTGGAGATCTGGACACTTCAAACCTGATTCAAGGACTATCTGCGGTTGCCGTGGTTCTTACCGAACTGGCGGTATTCACCAAAGTTACGGCTAACGCGAAGCATGTAGTTTCCACCGCTACAGCGATGACGATTCTTGGAGCAGCCATGCTCGTGTTTGGAGAAGCAGTGAAAAAGATGGGGAATCTGACTTGGGGAGAGATTGGACGAGGTCTTACCACGATGGCCGGTTCTCTGGCGGCCGTGACAGTTGCGATGAATCTACTTCCAAAAGGAATGGTGTCGAAAGCGACTGGAATGGTAGAGGTCGGTGCAGCATTACTCATTATCGGCGAAGCAGTCCGAAATATGGGCGGAATGTCCTGGGATGAAATCGCCAGAGGACTGGTAACCCTTGCAGGTTCCATGACCATTCTTGTTGTGGCACTCAACGCAATGAAAACTGCACTTCCGGGTGCGGCAGCGGTTCTTACCGTGTCCGCTGCATTGGCGATATTTACCCCGGTTCTCAAGTCATTGGGGAATATGTCTTGGGAGAGCATCGCCAGAGGGTTGGTGGCACTGGCAGGTTCTTTCACGGTTCTCGGTGTCGCAGGAGTGGCATTAGGGCCATTGACCCCAGCTATTTTAGGACTTTCGGCCGCCATTGCTGTGTTGGGAGTAGGATGTCTGGCCGCAGGTGCTGGCATTCTCGCATTTTCCACTGGACTTTCTGCTTTGGCAGTATCTGGAGCGGCGGGAGCAGCATCTCTAGTAGTGGCAGTATCCAGTATTCTCAGTTTGATTCCGTTGCTGTTCGAATCTATCGGGGAAGGAATCCTTTCTCTTGCTGGAGTAATCGCAAATGGCGGGCCAGCTATTGCCGAGGCATTTACAGTATTGGTTCTTGCCGCAGTCGATGCTTTGGTTACGGCTGTACCAGCAGTTGTGGACGGGCTATTTGTCCTGATCGACAGTGTCCTTTCGGCTCTGGTCGAACACACACCGACCATCGTGGAGCAGTTATTCGATATTCTGATTGGGATTATTCAGGCTATCACAACGAAACTACCGGAATTGATTAAAGCTGGCGTAGAGTTACTGATGGCTTTCTTTGACGGGGTAATCGACGCCTTGAGTGGTATTGATGTGAATGTACTCATCAAAGGAATCGCTGGAATTGGTTTGCTCTCAGCAATTATGCTTGCTCTCAGTGCTGTTGCTTCCTTGGTACCTGGGGCTATGGTTGGTGTTCTCGGAATGGGTGCAGTCATTGCGGAGTTGGCATTGGTTCTGGCGGCTGTCGGCGCTCTGGCTCAGATTCCTGGGTTGGAATGGCTTATCGGTGAGGGCGGAAATCTTCTTCAGGGAATTGGTACTGCGATTGGTAAATTTGTCGGTGGCATTGTTGGCGGCTTCATGTCTGGAGTCTCCAGTCAGTTCCCTCAAATTGGCGCAGACCTTTCTGCATTTATGACGAATGTGCAGCCATTTATCGAAGGTGCTACACAGCTTAATCCTTCCATGCTGGACGGTGTGAAAGCATTGGCGGAAACCATCCTTATCCTGACAGCAGCCGATATTCTGAACGGATTGACTTCCTGGCTTACAGGGGGATCTTCCCTGAGCGATTTTGCTACCCAACTCGTTCCCTTTGGTGAAGCGATGCGGGATTTCTCCATTGCCATTGCCGGTATGGACGGGGAATTGGTGGCAAATGCGGCTACTGCCGGAAGGACGCTTGCGGAGATGGCGGCAACTCTTCCGAATTCTGGAGGGGTTATCGGATTCTTCACAGGCGAAAATGATATGAGCGCATTCGGAGCTCAGCTTATTCCGTTTGGCGAGGCGATGATGGGATTTGCAAATGCCGTAAGAGGACTGGATGCTGACACCGTAACGAATGCTGCTACCGCAGGAAAGGCCATGGCTGAAATGGCAACCACAATTCCGAATTCCGGAGGCGTGGTAGGTTTCTTTGCCGGTGAAAATGACATGGATGCGTTTGGTGAGCAGCTTGTACCGTTCGGCGAGGCAATGATGCTGTTCTCACAGGCTGTAAAAGGTCTGGATGCAAATGTGATCGTGGAATCCGCTACGGCGGGAAAGGCGTTAATCGAATTGGCAAATACTGTTCCCAACAGTGGCGGTGTCGTGGGCTTCTTTACCGGAGAGAACGACATGGACACGTTCGGGGAGAAGCTGGTGCCTTTTGGTAGAGCAATGAAATCCTACTCCGATGCGATTGCGGGAATTGATGTGGAAGCTGTTACGAATTCCGCAACGGCTGGCAAAGCAGTGGTTGAGCTGGCAAATACATTACCGAACACGGACGGATTGGTGAGTTGGCTTACCGGAGACAACGATATTGCTACCTTTGGTACAAGTTTGGTCTCCTTTGGTAAGAATTTTGCAGAATATTCCGATTATATGAAAGATGTGGATGCAAATATCGTTACAACTACGACCAATGCGGCTACGTCCATCGTTGAACTGCAAAAGAGTCTTCCCAAAGAAGGAGGGTGGTTCTCCGATGATATGACGCTTTCCAGCTTCGGTAGTGATATGGCTTCCTTTGGCGCTCACTTCAACAACTACTATAACTACATTAGTGGCGTTAAGACAGCAATCTTGTCTGAGGTAATCACACAAACAAATCGCCTTGTGAGTATGGCGAGAGGAATGGTTGGGTTAGATACAAGCGGGATGACTTCTTTTAGTTCCGCATTGACAACCCTTGGGCAAACAGGCGTAACAGGATTTATCAATTCATTCCATAATGCAGAATCCAGGGTGAAAGCTGCGGCGTCAAGTATGATTTCTGTATTCATCAATGGCGCCAATGCAAAAAAGCCCGAACTGACGACTACGTTTAATACGTTGGTCCAAGCAGTATTGGCGATGATGAACGGAAAACAGGGAGAATTTCAGACCAGTGGCTCTACATTAATGGCCAAATTCATTGCCGGCGTACGGTCACAGGACAGTGTTGCTAGAACGACTTTTCTTAATATCATTAGCGGTTGTCTGACTACGATACAGAATAAATATTGGGAATTCACATCAACCGGAACACAGCTCATGGTGAAACTGATCGCTGGTATAAGGTCGCAAGACAATAATGCGCGAATGACGTTCACGACGATTATGAGTGCTTGCCTCACAGTAATTGAAAATCGGTACACAGAATTTACCTCCGCGGGAACGGAGTGTATGGGCAGACTCATCACAGGTGTAGAAAGCAAGGAGAGAGAACTTCTTACTGCTTTTACAGCAGCGTTGAGCAGTGCGATATCATCCATCGAAGACCATCATGGTAGATTTCAGTCTGCTGGCGCGTACTTGGTTGACGGATTTTGTGATGGTATTAGCGAAAGAACTTGGAAAGCGGAAGCGAGAGCAAGAGCGATGGCGCGGGCCGCAGCGGAAGCGGCGGAGGAAGAATTGGATGAAAACTCCCCTTCGAAGCGTTTCTATGGGATTGGTAACTTTGCGGGCATCGGTTTTATAAATGCGTTGGTTGACAATATTCCAAAGGCCGGTAGAGCAGGTAGGAACGTTGCCAAATCTGCTATTGATGGGTTGAATGATGTGATTTCCAGGATTGCCAATTATGTAGATACGGATATAGATGTGGAACCCACAATTCGACCGGTGCTCGATCTTTCAGATGTGGCGACCGAGGCAGGTCGACTCAATACTTTATTCAGCCGAAATCGAGCGATGTCTGTTAGCCTTGGAATGAGTAATCGTGTTTTGGATAAAGAACTTCAAAATGAAGAACGTATTTCAATGGGAAACACCTACCAATTTACCCAAAACAATTATTCGCCCAAAGCGCTATCAAGAATTGATATTTATCGGCAGACAAAGAATCAATTTTCAGCAATGAAAGGACTGGTGGACAGCACATGATCCGAGCAGTAACAGTAACCAATTACTTAGGAGAATCAAAAACATTTGAATTGGCATTCCCGGAGTCCTCCGGGTTTGTCGTTCAATCGATTAGTGGGTTGGGACCAAGCAAAGCGGATATCAATATGACGGAAATTTCTACGAATGATGGTTCGCTATATAACTCGGCAAGGGTTAATTCCAGAAACATTGTCATGTCGCTGAAATTGATGTTCAATCCTCAAATCGAAGATGCAAGACATGAGACTTACAAATATTTTCCGATTAAAAAGAGGGTAAGGCTTCTAATCGAAACAGACAATCGTATTTGCGAGACTTATGGATATGTAGAATCCAACGAACCGAATATTTTCAGCAGTAATGAAACCACTCAGATTTCCATCGTGTGTCCCGATCCATATTTTTATTCTGCTGGTCCCGATGGAATCAATACAACCATTTTCTACGGGGTGCTTCCGCTGTTTGAGTTTCCTTTTTCCAACGAATCCCTGACTGAAAAACTGATCGAATTTGGAGAAATCAAAAACGAGACAGAACAGACAGTATATTATTCAGGTGATGCTGAAATTGGAGTTTTAATCACAATTCACGCGATTGGAAATGTATCTGATATTACAATTTACAACACCGGGACGAGGGAAGAAATGCATATCGATGCGGAGAAGATAAAGCAGATAACAGGTTCTGGAATCATTGCGGGGGATGAAATTATCATTTCAACTGTCAAAGGGGACAAATCAATCACTCTGCTTCGCGATGGTATCTATAAAAACATTTTAAATTGTCTCGATAAAGATGCTGACTGGTTCCATCTATCGAAAGGGGATAATATCTTTGCTTATGTGGTTAAAGAAGGTATAGTAAACGTACAGTTTAAAATTGAAAATAGAACGGCATTTGAGGGGGTATAGGTGATGGAGTTAATTATTCTGGATACTTCCATGCGCATGCTTTCAGTATTTGACACTTTTGAATCTCTAATTTGGACAGAACGTTATTCTTCCTATGGAGATTTTGAAGTATGTACGAGTGTTAATGATGCTATCCTTGGGGTTTTAAAAGACGATTACTATCTTTGGCTGAAAGAGTCCGACAAGATAATGATTATCGAAGATAGAAAACTTGAGTCCGATACCGAGAATGGGCATTGTTTTACCGTTACAGGAAGATCGTTGGAATCCATGTTAGATCGGAGAATCATTTGGAAACGAACGATTCTCAGTGGAGATTTTCAAAATGGAATCAAGAAGCTATTGGATGAAAACATCATCAATCCTTCCGATCCTGCCAGAAAGGTGGAGGGTTTTATATTCGAGGAATCCACAGATCCCCAAATTACTAATCTAAAAATAGAGGCCCAATTTACAGGGGATATTTTGTATGATGCTATAAAAAAACTATGTGATTCTAAACATATAGGATTCCAAATAAAACTGTCCGATGATAATAAGTTTATTTTTAAACTCTACGCCGGTGCGGACCGTTCCTATGATCAATTAGCAAATCCATATGTTGTTTTCTCTCCCAAATTTGAAAATATAATCAATACGAATTATCTTGAATCAAAAAAAACTTTGAAGACCGTTACTTTGGTTGTTGGTGAAGGCGAGGGCGCCGAACGAAAGTCGATAACCGTGACTTGTCCATCAGGGGCAGGGAAAGGACTGAATCGAAGAGAGATGTATACAGATGCGAGGGATATTTCTTCAACCATAGACAATCGCACTTTAACCGATTCGGAGTATAATGCTCAGCTTACCCAAAGAGGTTTGGAAAATTTGTCAGACAATGTTTCTACCAAGTCTTTTGAAGGGAAGGTTGAAACAACCAGAATGTACCAGTATGGAGAAGATTTTTTTATGGGGGACATTGTTCAGATTGTAAACGAATACGGGATCGAGGGTAAATCCCGTGTGACGGAATTTATTCGATCTCAGAATAAAGAAGGCGTTGTCTCGTATCCAACATTTATTAATGTAGAGTAACCAGAAAGGATAGGAAAAACATGAGTGTTACATATGGTTTTTACAACTCAAAAAATAAAGACCGGACGTATGATGCAATTCAGATGTCTAGTATTTTTGATGGGATTATACGTGACGGTATTTTACAACATGTTGGGGATACCATGATGGTCAAAGAATCCTCGGGAATGACCGTTCATGTTGGCACTGGAAGAGCGTGGTTTAATCATACCTGGACTCTGAATGATTCGATACTTCCGTTAGAAGTTCCAGAATCCGATCTTATTTTAAAAAGAATTGATGCAGTTGTTTTAGAAGTGGACGCAAGAGAAAGTGAAAGAAAGAATTCAATTAAGATTGTGAAAGGAACACCGGCATCTGTTCCAGTCAAACCATCCATGATAAAAACAACGGATCGATGGCAGTACCCTCTTGCCTATATTCAATTAGATCCCGGTGTAACCGCAATCCGTCAGGCGAATATTACGAATACGATAGGAACATCAGAATGCCCATTTGTGACAGCCCCCCTTGAGAAAATGTCAGTCGACGATCTTTTGGCACAATGGCGCGATCAATGGGAGAAATTCTATTCGGATGAAACGAATTATGTGGAGGCGGCAAACCTCCAATGGCAACAGAATTATTCAAGCTGGTATAATACTTTTACTACTGAAATGTTAGAATGGAGGAGCGAGGCAAAAGAGGGCTTTTACGAATGGATTTCTCAAATCCAGGATATTATCTCAGAAGATGTTGCCTCGAATCTGGCTAATCGGATATTAGAATTGGAGAAAGATACAAAGGAATTGCAGCAATCCGTTGATGAACTCGATTTTTCAGAAATCGATACGATTGACACTCTGGCGAAAAAAAATAAATTTTTAGTTCGTACCGATGATGGAAATAAATCCATTGAAGCAGAGAATTTAATATTTGCAGCTTTTGATACCTTCGCTTCGGTAGAAATACGGAGAAGCATATTTAGAGGAAAAAATTTAGGTTCGTCTTTCACCGATCAACAAAGTAAAGAAATCAGAAAGGGGAATTTCCAAGGGTTCTTTGTTGGAGATTATTGGGAGATTAATGGATTTAAATGGCGTATTGTAGATATCGATTATTGGTATAAAGAAGGAGCTAATTTTGTTCTAACTAATGCCCATCATCTTGTGATTATGCCTGATAGTGGATTGTATCGAGCTCAAATGAATTCAAGAGCGTCAACGGATGGCGGGTATTTTGGATCGGAAATGTATACCAAAAATATCAACGAGGCAAAAAGGTTGATAAATCTTGCATTTGGTGAAAATCATATCATTGAACACGTAGAAACACTAAGCAGTGCCGTTGTTGATGGTCGTCCTAGCGAATGGAAAGAGGTGGAAGTATCGACCGTTGAGCTGCCAACTGAAATCATGACACGCGGGTACTTTAGCAGAGAAGTCTGCGATGGAAAGAACTGGGAAAATAAATCACCAATTAATAGACAATTGGCTTTATTTAGAATAAGCAATCAGTTTACATATACAGATATTGCTGGCTTTTGGCTACGAGATGTCATTTCCCGTCAACACTTTGCGGTTTTTGATAGTAACGCGCATTATAGTTCAGCCCACAATCAATGTGGGGTTCGTCCTGTATTTATGATTCGTTGAATGGATAAGAAAGAATATTGAGAAAGCTTCCTGTATACTTTAAATAGGTCAAGAGATTGACACAAAAAAATACCTCAAGTAAATTTAGATTATTACTGACCTGCCAGTTGGTAAAAATC